CTATAAGTGGGACGATGGATCATTTTTCTAAGTAAATTATGCAACCTAAGGTTCATTCTCGCCTGCTCATTTTCATTCAATCTTTTTAAATTGTATTCACTCATATATTTTCTGCCAAATTCAGTCGATCGAAATTTGGCAGATTTTATCCTATTCTTCTCCCTATATTCTTCTGTATGAGACAGCTCTCTTTTCCTCTTGTTCACACAATATTTACAAGAAAAATTTATCCCCAATCTTGTAGAATTGTCCAAATGAAAACAATCTATCGGAAGTCTCTTCCCACATGTAGAACATACAAAAAATTCATTTCCGTTTTCGTCTATCTCTATTTCTTTTGTCTTTTTTGGATTTGCCAAATACTTATGATAATACTCATAACGTTTTTGTCTTGCTCTTTCTTTATATTCTGTATCATTTCTCCTTCGCTCATTTTGTCTTTCCCTGTTTGCTTGTCCTTTAAGCGTTTGTTGATACTTTCTTACAGATTCCACCCTTCTCTTTCTTTCTTCTTCTGTTAAATTTTTAGCAGACAAACATTCTTTACATCTACAAGTAAGTCCATCAGTAGCAGCACAATTCTTTTGAAAATTCTCAATAGGGAGTTCTCTCTTGCACTTAGAGCAAATTTTTGTACCTTTGTCAAAATTAGCTTTCATAACCAAAACCAATTTAAGTTCAATTTATCGAAATCTGCCCATACATTGACTGCAATCTTTGTATGGGCATTTATTATTATACACAACAAAGGCAAGAACTTTAGATACAACATCCTCAATTCTTACCTTTAAAAATTAGTTAAATATAACAGAATATATTGTAACTATCTGATTTTCAATACTTAATATTCGGCAGTTACCACGGGGTAGAGGTACCTAATATTGACATTATAGGAAGCAACGCTTTGCTCTTGCAACTGCCAATTCTGATTCTCAATGAAACAAGGCGTTAAAAGGGCAACTGTCTGTCCTGTCGGGTCAACACTTGTTACCATCTTACGAGAATCATCAAAGTTCTGTACCAATTTCTTATAGATCATGATAGAGAATCCTTGCTCTGCAAATGTAAGGGTATCCAAAACTTCCTGCAAAGTCCCCAGACGGTGAATCATCGCTTCCACCACCGGAGCTTTGAAAGACAAGAAGAACTGATCTACCGTTGCCGAACATCTGTAGGAAACCGGCGGGATTTCCTGAATAGGCAAACTACCCAATCCCTGTACGTCCACACGATTGATTTGTTCCTGTACAGTTATATTTCTGACAAAACCGGCTGTTTCGTTGCCGATCTTGATATATGCCATAGGTGCACTGAATGTCTGCATAATATCTATGTTTTAGAATTATTATCCACGAATTAAGAAGCCTGTGAAGAACAACTTGTTGATTTCATTGTTAACAACGATCTTGTAGGTTACAAACCAAGCATCTTCCTGTCTTGTAACAAGAACGTCTTTGAATGAAAGTAATAGATTATCCTGTGCCTCATTTGCCACTCTCGATTGCAAATAAGCAACCGTCCAGTCTTTCACTGCGCCGGCAGACAATGTATTGACGTTTACACCGTTTTCCTGTCCCAGCAAGTCAATAGAAGCGTTTACAACCAATTCCTTGTTGATTTGGGCAACGATACGCATAAACTGAATACTGTGGCTCTGACCGTTGGAATTGAAGAGCACTTTGTTATCCTGTAAAGTATTTACGCCTTGTAATACAACAAAGTTGTTCGTATAGTCATTGTAAACCGTCACAAGCATACCGGCATTCAAAGCCTTTGTCTTTTCCGTATCGTTCAAAGTATGTTTCAACTTGTCGATACCGATTGTTTTGTTTGTAACCGGGATATAAGGCGGTTTTCCTGCCGTTCTACCCAAAATACAACACAAGTTATACATTACTCCCCACCAGCGTGTTTTGATACCTGTAATACCGGAAGTCATACCTGCACCACCATGTACCAACTGAACCAACTCACTGTTGAACCCTTTCGCCAAATCAAGAGATTCAGAGAAATTGGCAGCATCGTCATAACCTCCCACAAACAAGAAATGAGTGTACTTAGCTTGACTATTCATATGAGCAATGTACTGTTTCTGCAATGCGGAATCAGCATTTGTACCGAACTGATCCATAAGAGCAAAGCTATAGTCCAAACCTGTAATTGCTTCCATAACTTTCGCCATGTTGTCAGTATTGTAAGTTTCAGTACCGCCCTTTGCCAAGAAATAGGATTTACCAGCCAGTGCAGTAGTAACGTCACTTTGAGATACCGTTCCTTCTCCTTGTACTTTCGCATTTTCTGTCAGAACAAACAGGTTAGCAAAATTGGAATCAGATTTAGCCCATTCAAGCAAAGTCCCAATCTTGCCAAATTCCGGTGACTGCAATACCAATGTAGGTGCTGCTTGATCTTCCGGCGTTTCTCCAATAGGGTAACCATCTTCTGCATATCCTGTGAAAGAACCGACATAGAATTTCATGATCCATTTTGCCGGATCGTCTACGCCTTTCACAATGGATACACCATAACCGGTAATCAAATTACCAGCTTCGGAAAGTTTACCATTTGCCCCCAAACCTTCATCCAGTGTCTTTACTTCAAACGTGCCACCTGCTGTAGTGGCAAAAGTGATAGTTGCAGAAGTAGTCTTAGATGCCCTTACATACAAAAGTTGAGAGATACCTGTAGAAGCCGGGTTTGTATAATCCGGTGTAAAAAGACCTTCTGCAATCTTCCAGAACATACCTCCCTTTACAAAAGAACGGAACTCTGCAAGGGTGTCAAACGTATAGACTGAATCCAATCCTTGAAAGTTTTCTCCATCTATACCAGAACCACCACCCCAATTTGCACCATAAACGCCACTATCTATGACCAAAACCTTCGAATAATCTAATGTTCTGGCTGGGCTTGTTTCCGAGGTCGTAATCCTTGAATAAACACCCGGCAACGTAATCTGCTTATTATTGAATACAAAAGATGTAGCCATAATTTATTGATTTTCAATTTGTTATCGAATTATTATTTGATTTTATTTAAAAACACATTCAAAAATTAAATCAATTAATTTGCCAAAAACTTCAAAACAATTATTTTAAGTAATTACGACAAAATCTAATAATTAAATGTATTAATTAATTCTTACACATAAATCAAACTACCTCAAAGGTAATCATTTTTCAATCAACGAACTATCTGAACCCCACAATTTCTGATTCTACACCTGGAAGTCCGTCAATAGAAGTCGGGTCACCAAGAGCAATGCTATCCACTTGATTCACTTTCCCAAAGATGATCTTTCCGAGTAAAGACGTATCCACCAATCCCGGTACTATTTCTTCTGACGATAAATCAAGTCCGATAGAACGAATGAAAATAGGTGTCGGCATCAGATTGTTTTGCATCATAAGCTCCTTCATGGTAAATTCTATTTTAAGGAACTGTGAAGCTAAAGTATCCCAAGAGCCAAGTAGTAATGCGTACAGAATCTCTGACATCAGGATTGATTCATTCATGTTTACAGAAAAGCACATGATTTCCAATCCGTACTGTCTTGTGTCCCTGTACATAGGAACTCCACCCATAAAAGATTCTATTTTACCTATGGAATTGGCAATGCCACCTGTTTTCCCGGGTTCACGAATAACATACGCCGGCAGTCCTGTTTTATCTTTCGGATATTCCAAGACCACCTTTATGTTGTTCGGATTTGTTTCCTTTCTTAGAAAGATATTTTTTGCCTGTTCATAGTAGTTGAAAGAACCATCCTGTGTATCTCCCAACACTTTGTACAAGAAAGAATCCTTTTCATCCGTTTTACTTTCGAAGTCCGTTTGTACGTATTCCAAACAGGCTTCCACTATCTTTTTTATTTTGACTATCTGTAGCATCGTTACATCGAGTTTAAAAATTGATCAATCACCTTGTCTGCAACAACATCTATCTTCGCTTGTTCAAGAGCTTTGTCCATAAGTTTATATGGAACGATACCACCATTCCACCAACTATTAGGATCAGAATTTTCACTCACCCTTCTCCATGTAAAGTAACCGCTTCTCTTTTCTTTTTCAGTAGAAGCAATATTTACTTTAGTCAAACCCTGATAAATAGGAGCTTTGTGCATGTAAGCCGGTTTATTTACACCCAGTCTATTTATTGCTTTTCTTTGTCCTTTTTCAGAAAAACTTTCTGGTAAATTATCGCTTCCTAATCTTCCTGTCTTCTGAACTGCGTTGTAAATTTGTTGCGGCATTATAGAAGCAAACAATCCCGAATCCGCTACAGCTTCCGGCGTTGCATGTCTAAAGGGAATATCTATATACCAACCTCCATCCTGTGCAATCTTTCTTTTTGGGGAATTTCTAAAACCTTCCTTTTCGTCAAAAGGCGGTTGTCCTTCTTCTATCATCAAAGGAATAGAAGAAGATCTGTTTGTCAGCCCGAATGTAACGGACAAAGGGGATTCCCTTTCAATGAAAACTCCCCTTTTATATTCATTCCTTGTAGTACGAAGTTCCCGGTTTATCAGATTTTCCCACCTAAGCTGATATTCAGTTATAACAGCATCTATAATAGAAGCACCTAAAAACGTAGATTGATCCTGTGAAAGATCAAACTCTTCCACCAAATCACTTAAATCTATATTAATAGGTACTACCATTACTCACTAATTTTCATTTGAATATTATCATTCAAAATAACTCCCGATCCATCAAAATTAGGTTTTTCAGACACAATCAAATGTGTTCTTCTTGCCACTGCTTGAATAGGAAGCCTTGTTCTTTCCAATTGTCCCGTTTCCTTGTTTTTCTTCCAAGAAGCCCGGACTTCATGGGGAAAGTCCAATACATGAAATTCCAATTGATGTTGATAATAAATACTTACAACCGGATTTAAGGACATATCAGCCGTCAAAATTACGCAATAAGGGTTTGTGTCACTTATCTTGTAATCTGCCGGAGAAAGCTGTCTCAAAGACTCTGTAGACGATTCAAACACATGTATGCTATAAATGCTCAATGGTTTGTAAGTCGTAAACACAAAAAAGTTCTCCCCATCCGTTCTTACAGGCAAATTTTCACTAAAGTAAGAAAACTCTTTTAAAATTGTGATCCGGTCAAAATACCCTAAATTGGGCTTATCAACATCTGTTACTGTTACATTAATTGTCCCTATCAGTTCTTCCGACCAACGTTTGTAACTGTTATCCCCGTTTATACCGGTTATAAGAGCATGAGTGTTTGTAGGGTTGATATAGAAATAACCTGTACCAAAACAATTCTGGCAATCCACTAAAGGCGCATCCGGTGCATTACAAGGACATCTTAACGCCTTTTCCAATATCACCTCATACCCTTTCAAATAAACGGCAGAATCAAACTCTGAACGTATAAACTCAGGACTTGCATTACTCAAAGGCGGAACCGGTGTTTGTAAAATGCTCTTTGCCATGATTCACCTCCTTATAATACTAAAAACCTAAATTCATCGTACACGAGTTTTATCCGCCCTACAGTTTCCTCTATTTCTTTTTGATACTGTTTCAAGCGTGCCCCGTAACCTGCATTTTCAGCAGAAGCGGTAGAGTTGATAGATTGTCTTAATCCATCTATTTCCAAGTGCATAGAAGCTATACCGGGTAAACTGAATATCATATCTCCGGCAATATTAAGCGGGCCGAACGAAGCAAGTTTACCAACAAGATTAATCAAATCGGCAGGCATTTTATCCAAATCAAAACCGGTTATATATTGGATGTCCCAATAGTCCGGTATGTTTGTAAACCGTTGAAAACCTATCTGCGTAGTCATTCCGGTAAGAATAACATCTGCATTTGCATTAACCGAATTTGCACCGGTAGGAACGACACTCATTCTTCGTTTCCCTATCCCGTCCATATCTTTCTCACAACTAAGCCAACCTTGCGGGTAAATAATCTGCTCCATCTTATTAAGCATACCTGTAAGTGCAAGCGGAACTCTTACCGGACAATTGGTTTGAATGATTGGGAATTGCTGGAAATAATCTGCCCTGTAATAAGAATGTGTTTCCGATTCAACCAATTGTTTTACAAATTTAAGATTGAAATAATTCTCGATCTCTCTCTGCGCAGCACTCAAATAAGTTCTAAGTGATTCATCAGAAAAAGAAGTCCCCGTACCGGCTTGTATGGTAATACCGTACAGGTAATTGTTCCACATCTCCGCAATGGAAATGACAGAACCCGTATTTTTCTTATACTTTACTGTAAAAATCAGTTGTCCCGGCATAACTCAATGTCTTTTTTACTTTTTAGGTAACGCAATTATAGCATCAATCAGTTCGTCTTTCTGACTTTCTTCTTTGAATCTTCCGGCTTTCTGTTTGCTCATTCCGTTTTCAATAGCAAGTGCCTTCAAATCCTCAAAAGTCATTTTAGACATATCTTCCTTTAAAGAAGCAATTTCTTCTTCTGTTGCGCCGGCTTCTTCTTTAACCGGTTCTTCCACAGTTTCTTTCGGCTGACCACCGTTAGACAGTCTTTCAACCTCTTTTTTCCAAACGTCAATAGACTGCTCCAATTGTTCGATTTTCTTGTTCTTATCTTTGATAATACCGTTCAAACGAGCAATTTCAAACTCGTATTCTTCTTTCAGAACTTTCAGAGCTTCATCAGTATCTTTTTCAGATTCAGATTTTTCCTTTTCAAGCGTATTAGCTTCTTCTTCCAAAGCAATACCGGAGAAACCGCCATTTTTGATGTATTCCCAAGTTTCGTCCTTTACTTCGGCTTTCCCGTTTTCAAACTCCACAAGCTCATTCAAAAACTGAATGGTAGTGTTTTTATATACTGTTGATACAATCTTTTTCATACGAAATATGATTTATTGATAAATAAAATAGGGAGAGGAAGGTGTTTCAAAAACCTTTCCCTCCCTTTATAAAATTCCGAGACTAAATACGTCTTAGTTATGCACCCAAACCTTCATCACCGATATTGATAATACGGCAAATCTTAGCCGGCTGATACAAACACGGCGTACCGTAGTTCAAAATAGCGAATCTACGAGACGGTGCAGTGATAGCAAAGTCAAGTTTGCGAGTGTCACCGAACTGCAAGTATTCGTTGATCTGACTGTCGTTGTAGTAAATCAAAGCAGACTTTGTGCCTGCAATGATACGGTTACGGTCACGAACCTTTGTAGCGTCAGCACCATCATATCCAGCAGCCAGCATAGAAGCCGGGATAGTGAAGATAGGATAGTATTCTGTCGTGTCGATCAAAGCAGTTACTTTCTTGGTACGATAGATAACGTAGCAAGTAGGAGCATAAGCACCACCAACCGGAGCGGTAAACTGCAAATCAACAGACTGATTAGCTGCAACTGCCAAAGCAGTATCCGTCAATTTCAAAGGAGCAGATTCACCATAACGGTTCTTAGCTGTTACCAAGTAGCCATAAGAGCCGGCATGTAATACGAAGTTGGTCTTTGTATCGGTAACAACAGCAGACTTGGTAGTACCGGCAACAGGAACACCCGGAGCCTTCGGAGAAGAAGCTGTAGCAGAAGCCTTGATCGGACGACGAACATCAAAGAACTTGTCGCTCTTAACGGAAACCTTACCGAACTGCGTCATGATGTCGTTTACAGACTGTCCCATTGTTGCACCTACAACGCTGTTAGACATACCAACAACAACACGTTTTGATTCATGGAATTTCTTCACATAGTTGTTGAATACAACCGGTGCGGAAACGATACGGTCGATATAACCGTTATAAACGTTTACAACACGGTCGGCAGCATCTTCAACCAAAGCATCAGTCAAGATACCATTCTGTGCATCAATCACAGCCTGTGAGCCATAGTAAGCATCCAAAATCTGTTCTGTGCTCATACCTTCCGTAGAACCACGGTCAGTAGCAGCTACACCCATCATGTGCTGACGGAAGATGCCATCAAACTGTTCTGCGATACAAGTAGAATCAGCATCCGTCAAACGAGTGTCAATCAAAGTCAAAAGCAAAGTGGTCTTATTCTGTACTTCACGAGTGTACATGTTCATACCACCGGCAAGTTTAGCAAGCATAGCCGGATCAGTTACCTGTCCTGTAACGCCCATAAACTTAGAGATGATTGACTTACGGATGTATTGAGTATCGGTTTCTTCCGGTGTTTCACCTTCAAGATTGAAGATACCGATTTCTTCACCGTATTTGTACAACTGGTTGTACTGGTGAACCGTGTTTTCGATTCTCTGTTTCGGCATTTCATTATAAACAACCAACTGGTTCAAACGGTTAGCCAAAACTTTGATGTAAGCATCCAAAGATTCAACTTTCAGACCACCACCATTGTTAATCTGATCGTTATATTGCATACCGGTCTGTAAACCGGCTTCCATTGCTTTCAACACATCGGCAACATTGCCAGCACCGCCAAAAGCAGCTAAATCATTATAGTTATACAAGTCCATTGTTCTATAGTATTTTATATTTATTCGATCGAATTACATCTTACTTCTGGAACTTGATATTGTACTTTTCGTACATGAATTTTGCCAAATCCTGTCCAATGGTTTCAGCCTGACTGTCTGCCAAGAAAATCAAAGCATCATCACCAATTGACTTTTCAAGTTCTTCACCGGCATTTTCAATAGCCTTGTTGATAGCAGCCATTACCAAAGGGCGTTGTTTTGTAACAGAGAGAAGTGTCTTGCCATCTTCGTCCACTTCCGGTTTCATGGATTTCTCCAAAACAGCAGAAGTCTGCACTCCCTTAAAAGAAGGTGTCTGTGCGCCGAAAGATTCCAAAGACTTTTCAATGTTACCAAAACGTTCGTTCATGACTTCTGTCATGCCCTTAACGATATTAGCAGCCAAAGAAGCACCGAAAGCCTTCATATCATCCATAGAGAAAGATTTCTCAACTTTGTCTTCTTTCTCTTTAATGTCCTCTTTCAAGTCCTTCTCGTCTTTTTTATCCTCTTTTTCGTCCTTCTTCAAATCGTCAATGTGCTTTTCGTCATTGCCGATATTCTTGTCCTCCTTTTTTTCGGATTCTTTCATTTCGGCGACACTTTTCGATTTTTCAAAAGTTACATCTCCGTTCGCTACCATAGTAGCAATATCTTCTGCACTGAAACCAGAATTTTCAAGTGCCTTGTATAACGGATCATCTTTAAATTCTTTTACGTCTACCATAACATTATGTATAAAAATTATTGTCGAACTTTTTCTACGAATGTATCTAAAACACTTTTTTCAACCCTACCTTCTTGAACTGCACGATAAATCTCCCAAAAAGAATCAACATCAAAAGAATGCGATTTTTGGAAGTTCACTTTAAAATTATTGTCAATCTGAACAAGTCCGTTTTCTGTACAATATTCAAAAAGAATAGTTGATTTTTGTATTTCCAATAAATCATTCACGCTGCCACCCTTACTTTTTTCAATATCCAAATAGGTCTTAGTATTAACTGGTGTCATTGTAAGGGCAATGTTTGTAATAAGAGCTTTTGTTACTCTTTTAGGATTTTTCTTATCCCGTTCCAACGCCTTACCTTCTACGCTCATACCCGGTTTTCTTATCGAACCCGATTCTTGCATTTCAATTGCCTTATCCCAAAAAGCACGGGCTTCCGGCGACTTTTCCCACAATTTACCTTTTACAAAAAACTTATTGTCTTTCACATAGGCTTCAATAGGTTCACCAATCCAAAAACGACTTTTGTTAATAGGTGAACGTGTGGGCAAATGATCGAGGTTAAACAAACCGGATTTCAAAAATCTATCATATATAAACCCGGACGGCTCTAAGACTTCTTCTTCATCATCTTTTGAAGAATCGGAAGCGACACCGGAAAATACCATGTTTGCGTATGGAGATTGTTGCTCTGATACCGCGCTTTTGGCTTTCTCCAAATCCAAATCTACATATAATTTAAAACTATCAAACATTTTTGATTGGTTGAAATTGAATAAACGTATTTGTAACACTCAAAAATACTGCAAAATTAGAGATAAATCACAATAACCCAATATTTTAACTTTTATTAATAATTATCATAATCTACCTCTAAACTCCTTAATGCAATTGCAATCTATATTTAGATTGTTTGAGCGTTGCAAGAAAATCATCAATCCAGCTTACCTCACCAATGTATTCATCCTTTTCAGCAAGTTCTTTTCTGAACTCAATCGTTTTGTCGAATATCATTTGGCAAATAGCAACCGGATCATCCTCTTTCACTTCATCCCCTTGGATTTCCCCGTCTTTGAATCGTCCGAATCCCGATTGCCCGGCTTCCGCAATCTTATCCTCAAATTCTGAAACTTCTTCTGAAAGTTCATCGAGGTAAACATGTTTGGAATTATCTTCCTCTCCCCAATGAATATTTTTAAGACGTGTTTTAGCACCTTCCAGAAAATTGAGATAAGTGTTGAAAATACTCTTATCGGTCTTTTTGGACTTTTCAATTTCTTCGGTATTTCCGTTTTCAACAGACAATTCATCTTCTGTCGATTTTCGGATATTTTCTGTTTTGGTAACATTTTCAAGACGAAACTTGCCGTTCCATTTCCATTCCTGTTCCCCGTTTTCTTCTGTCTTAATAACAATGGAAAAAGGCTTACAAAGATTAGTCACCTTTTGAAGCGTACCTAAAAAATCAGCAAACTTATCTCCCTTTCCACCATCATTGTCAGAGAAATTTACATGAAACTCACCATAAGTATATTTGTTCGGTTCTTCTGCCACTTCAATTTCTTTTTCTTCATAAACGGTTCTCTTAAAAGTAATAGCTTTTTCGATACCTTCTCCCACACCATCCTCTGTACGGACAATGTTTTTAGTTTCACCGTTCAAAGATTCACGCTGCAATACCTGTGCGTCTGCCGTATCCATAGTTTTTTCTACTTTCCAATCTTCCGGCAATTCATCTTCCAGATTAAGTTCCTTTGCCCGTTTCTTAATCCATTTCTTTACTTCTTCTTTTGGCATAGAAGAACTACCGGACAAACGAATAGCATCTTTCAAATCCTGCCGATTACGAATAGGATATTTACCATTAGGCATTGCTTCACCTTTCTTTGCCAAATCCTTTCTTTCTTCATGAGTGAAAGAAGTTTTGTTTGCCGACTTTTCAAGTTTTTCAGGATTCTTTTCACAATAGGAGGTGAACACATCCTTTGAAATTTTACCCTCTTTGAAAGATTTCATTACCAACTGAAATTCATCCGGCACTTCAATACCAAAAATACGCTTGATATTGTCTTTCATGTCAAAAATGAAATTGTACAGATCAAGTTCAGTATGAGGATTGATCCACTCGCTACCCGTTTCTTCCTCTCCATCCACAAGAATGTTTGCAGGAGTATCAGGATCAATATAGCACATGAAATAGTGAATCTCAATGTCCTTCTTCTTTGGAATATATTTGCCAACCGGTATCAGAAGCTCTTCCGACATATCAATACCGGTTTCCTCAAACAGTTCTCTTTTGGCAGCTTGCAAGAAAGTTTCTCCCGGGTCAACGTGTCCGCCCGGAATACACCAATCATTTGAAACTGCACCCTTTTCTCCTACACGATTCAAAATAAGAAGTTTGTCACCTCTAAAAACAAGCACGTCTGCAAACCGAACTTTTCCCTGTTTTGCTTTGAACAAATCAAAATAAACAGACTTCTTGATCAAACCCTGTTTCCATAATTCCCGGCAATTTTCAAGCTGACGAATATCTTTTGCCATTTCAGCAAAATCTTCATCATTTTCCAGTCTCTCAATCGACTTCTGGATAGAATTTCTTCTATTGTAAACACTCATTAAATCCTTTGATTGCTGTTTCAAGAACTCACTGAAACAACTCTCTGCCTTCATAGCGGCTTCCACATTGTCACTACCTCTCAAAGAATCGTATTGAGACTTCTGTAAAGAGTAATTCTCCGCAAGTGAATCTACTTCTTGCTTTATTTCTCTTTCCTTTTTCAGAAGTCCTTTGTACTCATCTATTTTTTCTTTTTGCGTCTGTAATCCAAGTAACGCTTTCAGGTTCAATCCCATATCATTAAATTTTTGAATTATTGTCACAAACTACATCCGGGATGCAGACATTATCTGCAAAATAAAAGTCCGGCTTATCAAGCTCAAAACTATAAAAATATTGCGAAACATTGTCAATAGGTATCTGTATAATATTGGTTACTTTACCCTTACAGCCATTTTTAAGCATAAGAACGTCGCCCGGTTTTATCTTGTCTACTCTTTTTGTTTTGTTGTGACACAAAACATAGGAACCATCTACTACTCTATGCAAAGCATCTTCTCGATATCCCTTTTCAAGAGTTTCGTCTTCCGTAACATAGCATATATCAAAAACACGCGAAACGGAAGATAATTCAAACTGTGTAACCTTTGTTACCCTTCTATAGCCGGTAACAGTTTTTATCACATTCCCTACCTGAATATCCTTTATCCATTTTGAACTATCAACAGTAAGAATGCTGATATAACCGGAATTAAAAATCGTTCTTTGTTTCATTACACTTCGAAATGTTTTGTACCTACAGTTATCTTTACTTTTGATTTTCTCTGAACCCGCTTACTTTCATCCGCTTTTTTAGGCTCAAATGACTGCGTTTTATCGTCCCATTCGTACCCATCTGGAACATATCTTAACATACAACGGCAAAAAGGGTGAATATTTGTTAAAACAGGCTTCCAATCTTTTGATTTTCTACCTATATTAGTGCCATTAGCAATCAATTCAGACAAATCAAAAATAATAGGTTTAGAACCTGCACCAGCCGTTGTATAAGCATTAAGGCATATTCGGCAGGCGCCTGGATATGTTTCTTTATACACCTTTGCATGAATACCATGCTCTTTCATGATCGTTTGTGCTATACCTATCTGAAAGATGTTCTCCATTTCAGTAGCAACAATGCGTCCCCAATCCCGGTTCCATTCATCCAACCTATGCCCCAATGAACTAACAATGGATTGTACGGATTTCCTTTTCAAAACGCCTTCCGTCAATTCTTCTCTAATAGCTGTTTCCACTTCCCTTTCTCGTTCTGCCACTGCTATTTTCATTTCTTCTTCTGAAATAATAGAAGAAAGAGAATCTTTTATACGTGTCCCCATTCCTTTTATATAAGAATAAGAACGCATAGCCGCAGCATTATATTCTGCCTTTTCTCTTGAAGTGAGTTCCGAGTATTGTTCTTTTTCAACATATTGTTGAAGATCGTTGAAGTTAAGAGAGGATAATTGCGCAGGAGTAAGAATTGCCGCCAAACGTCCAAATATGAATGCTTGCCAATAAGGTGGTATTTTTAAAACTTCTGTCTTTAAATCGAAGTCAAATCTTTTCAGCATATCTATATCTTCTTGGGAAAGATATTCCTTACCCAATACATCAGCAATTACACGAGCAATACGGTAATCGACAATGAAAAACAACTGCTGTATTTCTTCCGGTGTAAATAGCATCCTACTTCGATTTTTGTTCCACCATTTTCTTTGTCAAATCCATCAACATATTATTTATCTGTGTCGAAAAGATAACTTGTGCCATTCCTTCATATCCTTCCTGTACTTTTGGATAACGCATAGGATCAACATGATGGTGTATATTTGACACCAAAGGCATCTTTTCGACCTTGATATTTTTGACATATCTCACATTCATAAATTACTTTTCTCCCCAGTTCTTTTCAATGTAAGACATCGCGGCACTCATGATGGGGTTAGAATCGAATGATTTCTGTGTATCTTCTTTGTCTTCTGACGCAATTTGTCGATCCACTTCTTCATTCATTGTATCACCTCCATACATAGCTTGCTGCATCTGATATTGTCTTTGAAGTTGGTAGGATTGATTCAAGATGGTATCGGTTTCCGGGTTGAATTTACGTCCAGAGTATTTTTCAAAAATATCCTCCAAACAAACCATACCGTTTTGAATTTTCTTAGCATCAATCTCAACCTGCCTTCCTTCATCTTCCGCATCTACACCTGTAAAGACAAATTCAAAATCTTCGTCCAATTCTGATACAAGATAGTAATTAATCACCTCTTGTAAAAACACAAGAATAGGCTTTAACCCTTTGTCTTTTGAATGTTGTAAACGTTCCTTTTGTCCAGCTTGTCCAAAGATATTTGTCTGATCTTTGAATTGGAAACCAAGTTCTGACGGATCAATACGATAAACAGCACAAGTCATAACAAGTAGGAATTTTACCCACTCACTAAACTCCATATCACGGTTAGTGTTTTTGGATAAATCAACCCATTGAAGGTCTAACCCATTGATAATAGGTGTTCTGTGAGAGCCTTGAATGCCCACCATCGTCTGCTGCCATGCTTGTCTGAACTCGCTTAAAGAAGCCTGCGATATGTTTGGATTTTTAACATTGATAATTCCTTTAGGATTAGACCCCTTAGAAAAATATGAACCGTTGTATTCAAACCCCCACAAAATCCATGTCATAACACTGGACAATGTTTCCAATTCAGATGTTCCGTACCCGTTTTTATATATGTTGGTGGATTTGTTACGGATACCAATACCCAGCTCCCAAGGGTAAAAGATAACACTTTCATGCGTAACAGGATGCTGCATAATCTGACCTTGCCAGCACATGCAGTATTTTGGTAAATAGCCTTTGAACCGGTATTGCTCAAATTCTTCCCGGAACTTCGGATCGATACTATCAAGAAAACGTATCAAAGAAGCATCTACGGCACGATAACGAGCCAAATTCCATGACCTGTCCCTTACTATTTCAAATGCAAGCTGATCAAGAGTAAGGCTATCAAACACAACTTTTCTCCCAAAATCTTGGAATGTATCAAACGATTCCCATTTGTCGTGAAAACCACCTTCTTCCAAAAACTTTCTGATATAGTTAATTTTAATCTGATCTTCTCTTGAACGTTCTGCGCTTACCTTTTCAAAAGGATTTCTTTTCCTTCTAATAGTGTACCCTTCTTTCTGTTCATCCGTACTAAAATGAAGAAAGTTCTGAACCTGTTCGACACGGGTATTGACAACAGCCCGAACAACAAAGATGTCCCCCATTCTCCGAAGCACTTCGAACGGCATAGAACCGTAAAAGTTAGGGTCTTTGTAACCCCTTCCCGTATCGCTTGCTTCGTCCGGGTTGAAGAACACAGCCTTTACATCGTCCTGTCTTTGGTTGATGTTCCCCATGTAAAGGTTAGCTTTCACCAAATCCCCCAAGTTGTCAGACCGGGACATCTGTTGTAATTTAGATTGAAGTACAGTAGGAAGAGTTTTTTGCAATCCTACAATATCTTCCAAAGAAAGGTCGGTCAGACCCTTTAACAGGTCTGACTTTCCTTGATTTTTATTTTTGTCTCTTTTCCTACTCACGTCAATAAAAAAATTAGGCGGAAGTTCCTGCTGCTTGTGACAACGTAATTGTTATTTGCTTTGTTCCTTCCGATTGTTTTACAACTGCCGACCCTTCTCTCACTGCACCGGTATTGGTTGCCGCCACAACAGAATATTCCGTTGTTCCTTTGGAAAACCCTGTACCGGAAACTGTC